AAAAAGACATTGAAAAGGAACTGAAAGAGTTTCTGATACATGAAATTTCGGCCAACCGCGGCACAAAAAGTGTTGTCTTTGCCGATTCGCTGAAACAGTATGCCGAAACCAATGGCATTGACCTGACAGAGTGCAGAACAAAAAAGGAAACTGCTGTCAGAATCGCAGAGTATTTCAGTACTGATGAACTGCTGAAGCATTTTTCCGAAATCGGCATTCCACGCTGGAAGTTTGAGAAAAAATTCAGTCTGGAGCGTTCTCAAATTGATGTGCTGGAACACTGCCATATCCTGAAACGTGTCGGAACAGAAATCTGGAAAGGCTATCGGCTTCCGATGTATGCACCTGCTGAATTTTTCAGATGGGAAGAGTCCGATTTCAGAGAATGGTTTGATAAGCATATTGAGCTGACATTTCAGGTGCGTGTCTGGACGGAAACAGCAGATGAAATCAAAAATTTTGACTATCTTCTGACTGACTTTACAGCAATTGCCGAAAAAACAACTTATGAAAACCGTGACGGAAAAGGCTATTATCACTATCTGACATTGTTTAAATACCGCAGGGTCTGGATGCCGGAACATGCCGCAGAAGCAGATGAACTCGGCTTTCACCGGCTGATTGTCTGCCCAGACTGCGGTGCAGAAGTCAAAGTTGAACACATTGAAAACGGCAATACTCGTTACACATGTGAAAACTGCGGCCAGGAATATGAAGAAACTCCCTGCCCGTTCTGATGGGTGGGCGTTTTGCCCGGTCATCATACGGTGAACGAAATGTTCACCGTTCTCGGAAATTTGAACTCACCTGCCCTGAATTAGGGCAGGTGCTTCCGTTTCACAAGCACCTTGACAGAATGCTAAAATTATGGTAGAATTAAAATATAAGAATAAGATATTTTCAGGTACTCGAAAAGGCAGAAAGCCGGAGGAATTTGTATGAAAAAATTCGTCAGGGTAGTCAACAATTACAGCAAGGACGCTGATGACTTCGATTTTGACTTCTGTATTCAGGAAGAGCTGATTCCTGTAAAGAATCTGCTCAAAGTCTACAAATACAAAAACGGAAAATCCGTTCTGGCCTATGTATGGAAAAATCCTGTCAATGGCCTTATTATGGAGTGGTTTCAGCTTTTTTACAACGACAGACAGCGTGATGCACGCTTTGATAAACTGGAAAAACTGCTCTGCTGAAAGCAGGTGATTGTGTGAACAGCAACAATATTGGTGAAAGAATCCGGGTTTTAAGACAAATTCACGGAGTTTCACAAGTCCAGCTTGCAAACCAGTTGTATGTATCGGACAGCACCATTTCAGATTGGGAGCGCGGCCGTACAGAACCTGGCATAATTATGATTATAAAAATCTCCGCTTTTTTCCATGTATCTTTGGATTATTTGATGCTTGGCAAAACAAAAACGCTCTGACAGTTGTCAGGGCGTTTTTTACTTGGCATTTTGCGGAATTTCATTGACATTAATCATTAAATACTGTATACTTATAACAGGTGATATATTCTGTAGTTTTCCTGATACACAATGTATTTCCATTGCTTTTGGTTTTCCAGTCACTGCCGCCGGATGGCGGCTGACAGCAGAGTAGGGTAAAGGGAACCCGCGAGGCTCATAACCTTGAGATTGTCGGTTCAATTCCGGCCTCTGCAACTATTTCTTCATAACTTGCCATAACAGACATAGGCACTTTTCACCATTTCACCGAGAAAGCGAGAAAAGTGCTTTTCTGTATATTAAAGGAGACTATATCATGATTAATTTACATATCAGTCAGCACAAAAAAGAATTTGACATTGAATTGTATGGAGCTGATGGCCTGATTCTGAATGAACTTTCAACTGCCGCGCTTCGCGTTCTTGATGCTATGGAGCGATGCAACGGCCACCAGGCGAAAGAAAATTTGACAACACTGATACTGATGCTGATAGAAAAGTCAGAGGAGAATGGAAATGTACGGCATAAAAGAGAATAAGTGCTTAGAAGAGATAGTGATACTCCGATTTCAGGAAACACTTGATATGGAAGCAGGAGACAGGAAAATCAGAGGTTTCCATGATGCCAGAATCACAGGCCGGAAAGCCGTGATTGTGAACTTTTCCGGCACATTTTATCAGGACGTAACCTTTGACACGGTCGTGGAAGATGGAAATGTGCAGGTGATTGTGACAAACAACGGAGACGGTTCGTTTCCTGTGACGTATAATGTGACGGTGATATGACATGCCAAAGAAAGCGAAACGCCCGTGTCAGCACCCAGGCTGTCCGAACCTGACCGAAGCAGGAAGCCCATACTGCGAAGCACATCAGGCAATGCACCCGACCAGCATGGTGTCAGGTGTCAGACCATCAGCGGCAAAGCGCGGCTATGGCCATCGCTGGCAGAAGGCAAGGGAAGCCTATCTGCATAAGCACCCTCTATGTGAGCGATGCAAAGAAGATGGCCGCTTCGTGCTGGCAACAGTTGTTGACCATATCTATCCTCATCGGGGCAATCAGCGGCTGTTCTGGAATGAGAACAACTGGCAGTCATTGTGTAAATCCTGTCATGACAGAAAGACCAGAACAGAAGATATATCCATTCAGTAATACTTTCAAATTCTTCTTTGCTCTGCTTGCCTGGAAAAAATCTTTTAAAGGCACATAGATTTTTTAAGGGTGGGGGTTCAAAAATGGCTATAATGCATAACTGTCCAGACCGACCCCCCTCTGTGTGCAAAAACCGGAAATCAAAGGGGGGATATACCCCTGATTTTTCAAAGAAATCAAACAATTCAAATCTATACGGCATGTAATCAAACAAAATCAAACGTGAAGGGAGAAATCAGACATGGCAAGAGACGGAACACGCAGGGGAGGCGCACGACCAGGAGCAGGAAGAAAGCCCAAATCCCTGACGGAAAAGCTCAATGCTGGCGATTCTGCACAGGTCATGCTCGAACCTGTCGGTTTGTTTCCGGAAGATGAGGATTGGGATGATTCCGTTTATCCTCCTTTGAGTGATTTTTTGAAAGAAGAACAGAAAGCCGCTGTTCCGCTGAAATCAAAGGCAATTTATGTCGAATTGATGAATTGGCTCAAATCCAGAGGGTGTGAAACACTCGTCAGCAAGCTCTTGATTGAACAGTATGTCATGAGTGTGGCTCGCTGGATTCAGTGTCAGGAAGCACTTTCCGCAGGCGGATTCCTTGCAAAGCATCCCACAACAAGCGGCACAATTGCATCTCCGTATGTATCAATGGCGGAATCTTATATGAAACAGATTCTTTCCCTCTGGAATCTGATTTATCAGATTGTCAAAGAAAACAGCTCCGGAGAGTTTCAGGGGGGAAGTGACCCGATGGAACAGCTCCTGAGCATGTAGGAGGCGGCTATGTCACTATTGAACCTGATGCTTTGACTTCCGACCAGATGACCGCCCTGCTTGCACTTCTGGACTGATTCCGGAGGTGCTGACATGAGTAATTTTGTCAAGTATGAGAATATCAGCAGTCTGATTCAGAAGATTGCTGATAAGCTCCGGAATGTCGGTGCAATCATGGATGATGCTTTTTCGGATTCCAGCACCAACGGCGTACAGAACAAAGTCATCAAATCGGCTCTTGATACGATTGATACGGCTTTAAGCGGAAAATCCGATACAGGGCATAAACATTCGGCGGCTGATATTACCAGCGGCACACTGGCAGTTACAAGGGGCGGTACTGGTAACACATCTGTTGACACAACACCGACTTCCGGCAGTTCTAAGATGGTCACAAGTGGGGGAATTTATACAGCTCTTGCAGGGAAACAGGATGTTCTGACAGTAACAAGCGGAACAGCAACCTGCAACAGCACTTGTGTTGTAAATGCATCTTCCAATTTTGTAACATGGAAAAAGTATGGACGTATTGTCCAAGTCAACTTAGGAGGTATCATTCTGGCATCTGATATTCCTTTCCTCGGTCTGATTGCCTCTGGTCTTCCTAACGCCCTTCGTATGGAATGGCCTACTGTATCAGCAAACAGAAATGGTCAGAAATGCGGATTTTTACAGATGAACACAAACGGAAATCTTTGCGCTGACCAAGGTATCGGCGGACATGGTGAGGGCGTACAACAAACAATATATGCTACGTTTTACTATCTGGCGGCAAATTGAAACCGCCCTGCATTTAAGCAAGGCGGCTGAAAAAATTATTTCCACTGAATTTCGAGTTTCCGTTTATTCGATGCACAGTCATTCAGATAAAGATTAATCAGAGTCTGATAGGGGATGCCCGTAGTTTCTGCCATTTTTTTGAAGTAAGAAATCACACTGCTGTCAATATTGATAGTAATCTGCTGTTTGAGTTTCTTAGTATAAGGATTTTTTCGGGGATTCAGATTTTCAATCTCATATTCTTCTCTCATCATGTTCACCGCCCTTCCTGATAAATCTTCTTTTCTTTCTTCGTTGCTTCTCTGGCAGAAATAATACGGATTACACTGTCAGAGTCTCTGTAACAATGGCTTACAATGCAGATTCCTGATGATTCTGTCATTCCGATAATAAGAAAGCGTTCCTCGCCGATAGAATGGTCAGGGTCATCAAAGACAACAGCAAAATCATCATAAAACACCTCCTGAGCTGTCTCAAAAGATAAGCCATGTTTTCTTTTATTGATTTCGTTTTTGTTTTCGTCCCATTCAAAATTGATAGTCTCCATAATTATATTATAATTATAATATGCTGATTTGTCAAGTGTTTTTAGAATTTTTCAGGTGATAATTTGAGGAAATTAGAAAACTATGTACCTACCAGATTCATGGCTGAAACTTCTCACTATGACAAGAAAAAGGCCGATTACGCTGTGAAATTCATCGAGTGCCTGTCACATACCAAAGGCAAGTGGTATGGCCGGAAGTTCGAGCTGATGGACTGGCAGGAACAAATCATCAGAGACATTTTCGGGACAATCAAGGAAAACGGCTACAGGCAGTTTAACACGGCATATATTGAGATTCCGAAAAAGAACGGAAAATCAGAGATTGCCGCTGCCGTTGCTCTCCTGCTCCTGTGTGGGGACAATGAAGAACGTGCTGAAATTTATGGCTGTGCTGCCGACAGGCAGGAGGCCGCTATCGTCTTTGATGTTGCCGCTGATATGGTTCGCATGTGTCCAGCACTTGCCAAACGTGTGAAAATCCTCAATTCCAGGAAACGCCTGATTTTTGAACCACGGAACAGCTTCTACCAGGTTCTTTCTGCTGATGCAGGGTCAAAGCACGGTTTCAACATTCATGGGGTTATCTTTGATGAGCTTCACACGCAGCCGAACCGGAAACTTTTCGATGTCATGACCAAAGGTTCAGGCGATGCACGAATGCAGCCGTTATACTTCCTGATTACGACTGCCGGGGACAATATCCATTCTGTTTGTTACGAACAGCACCTCAAGGCACAGGGAATCATCAACGGAAGCAAGCATGATGAAACGTATTATCCCGTGATTTATGGGATTCCCGAAGACGCTGACTGGACAGACCCTGAAATCTGGAAGCTGGCCAATCCGTCACTCGGTGAAACCATCGGTATTGACAAGGTCATTGCCGCCTGTAATTCCGCAAAGGAAACACCAGCGGAAGAAAACTCATTTCGTCAGCTTCGCTTGAATCAATGGGTAAAGCAGTCAGTTCGCTGGATGCCTATGCAGAAATGGGACGAATGTGATTTTGCTGTCAACCCGGAAGAACTGGAAGGGCGCACCTGTTACGGAGGACTTGACCTGTCAAGTACAACGGATATTACAGCATTTGTCCTGGTATTTCCGCCCATTGAGGAAAATGAGAGATACAAAGTCCTGCCGTTTTTCTGGCTTCCGGAGGAAACTCTCGAACTCCGTGTCCGCCGTGACCATGTCAGCTACGAC